GTTGTAATGGGAACTAAACCACAAGAGCAACTCCGGGAAATGTTATACAAAGCAGATTGTTTCGTATTCCCAAGCAGAGGTGAGGGCTTCGGATTAACACCTTTAGAGGCTTTAGCTTGTGGTACGACAGGAATTATCCCAAATGCCCATGGAATTGCAGAGTATTTTGATGACAGATACTTTATTGAATTGGAGATTGAAAAAGAACGACCTGCGATCTATGAGAAGTTTGATATATCTGTAGTAGGTACTATGGTCGAACCAAGTGAAATTGATTTGAGAAAGAAAATGCGTTGGGCTTATGAAAACCGGGAAAAGTGTTGGGAAATGGGAAAAGAGGGTGCTCAATGGGTTAAAACTGCATATCCAATACAAAAAACAGGTATAAAACTCGCAACTGAATTAAGAAAGCTTGGTGCTAATAATGAAATGCCTAGAACAGTTACAATAATGAATCCAAAGAGTGGAAGAAAGTCTGTAGCCTTTTTCTTAAAGAATAGGAGTATGTATTCCGGGGGTAGAATATTCTGTTACCAGATAATCCAAGCATTGTGTGAATTGGATTATGATGTAACCGTATATACAAACATCAGACCTCCTTGGGAAGATGATTTGCAATGGAATAGAAGTTATAAAACAGAAATTGTTAAGGATCAAAACGCTGAAAATCTAAAGGAATTGAAAGTTGAGGCTGATATATACATGGGTGCCGTTGTTGAGGGCAATATCGCTTGTGCTAGAAACGGCATAAGAACCGGTAAACCGACATATTGCTTTGTATTCGATCCTGTCCCTATGGTAGAAAAATACGATCCATCTCGATTAGAAAGCGAAACCGAAGGATATTTTGAGGTTGATAATTTGATAAAATCTGCCGACAATGTTCACCCGGTATTCTTAACTGAATTCGCAAAGGATATCTGTAAGGGGTATTATGGCAAAAATGAGGGTTTCGTTCTCCAACCTTGTGTAAATGATAAGATAGCAAATAAGTATAAATCTAAGAGAGAGAATATCATCATTGCTTCTGCAACTACTGGTGAAAGGGATAAAGGCTTTGAAAATGCGTTGAGAGTATTCTCTTTAGTACCAGAAACTTGGAAATTCCATATATTCACTAGCAGTATGAGTTCAAAACTACAAGAATGGATTCGAAGATATAATCTTGAGGGGAAAGTAATACCTCATTTTGATAGGAACGATGATGAAAAGTTCCAGTTCTACTCTAAGGCTCGGGTTATGTTCTGTCCAAGCCCCTATGAGGGCTACGGTATGTGGTTAGCAGAAGGTAGGTATATGGGACTTGAATGTGTAATCGTTGATTCTGGGGCTTTAAGGGAGGTTGCAGGAGAGGATAAACATATACATATCTCAAAGAGAGAAGATGGATTTGATTTGACCTCTAAACTTGCAAAAGCGATGAAAGTTACGGATCTTGTTGCAAGAAAGAAAGAATTCGGGTTTGATAGGCTCGTATCTAATTTGAAAGAACTGCTCCAATGAATATAGGTTATTATTTATATGATTACCCGTTAGCGAGTGAAACTTGGATCCCATTAGAGATCGAGGAATTGGTAATGAGGGGACATAATGTCAAAGTCTTTAGACAACAATTTCCAAAGATAGATTTATCTGATTGTGATTTTATACTCTCGCATTTTGCTCATATTGCATTAAAAGCAAGTGAATTAAACAAACCTTTTGGATTTGTTGCTCATGCTTGGGATATTTGGACAGATAATGGGGAGAAATTCCGGGAAGTAATAGCGAAACCTAACTGTAAATTTGTAGGGTATATCTCTAGTTTCCACAAAAAGAAGTTTATTGAATGGGGTTGCCCGGAAGAAAAGTTGATATTCTGGGGTGCTAGTGTTGATGTCGATAGAATGAGAAGATACAGAACAATGGGCGACAAGGTTATCTGTGGTGGAAGATTTGTCGATAAAAAAGGATTGGACATTGCAATTAAAGCAGTCCCTAACATAACAGTATTCGGAGAGGGTGAATTAGCCCCAAAGTTGAAAAAGATATCATCAGTTGCGACATTCACGGGTTGGTTAGACAGAGAAGCAATGCACGATCTCATGGAAAGGTCTTGGTTGTTGATAGCTCCTTCAAGAGTTTCTAGTAATGGAGATACAGAGGGTATTTCCACTTTAGTTTTAGAGGCTTTATGTATGGGATTGCAAGTAATCACGACAAAGGTTGCCGGGCATATAGATCTCGAACAGTTCCCGGGTAGAGTTCATTTTGTAAAAGAAAATGATGTTGAAGCCGTAAGATACCTTGCAAATACATTAGAGCATACATATTCACTAGAAGCAAAAGCAATTATAGAAAAAACTCGAAGCTCAAAAGCTATTGTTGATAATATATTAGATAAAATTAACGAAGTAATGCAATGAAAATACTTTGGGTAGCAGATTATAGTTTGAAAGAACACCAAGGGGGTGCTCAACAGACCAATGATGTAATGATAAAAGCCGGGGTTGATAGAGGGCATATCATAGATACTTTGGGCTATGAAGATACTATCCCCGAATTGAGTGGGTATGACTTAATAATCTTGAATAACATTGCTCATCAAAGTAGAGATAGAGTACAAACATTCTTAGATACCGGGAAATGTATTAGATACGAACATGACGATTGGGTGCCTAGAAACTGGCCAGAGTTATACAAGAGTATTCCATTCACTATATTTCTAAGTCCATTGCATAGAGATAGGGCATTCAAAGAGATAGGATATAAGTTCGAGAATTGTACAATCATTCCATCTCCAATAGATTCCAAGTTGTTCTGTATTTCAGATGAACCAAAAGAAAAGAATAGTGTCCTTTGCGTTGGAAATCTCTGTCCAGAAAAAGGATTGGCAGAACTCATACAATATGCAGAGCAAAACCCTCACTTGAAATTCTATTGTGTAGGTTGGGGGAATCTTATAAAAGAATTAGAAGCTCAACCAAATATTGAATTCGTAGGGGAGTTACACCAAGAGGATCTAGTCAAATATTATCAAAGATGTGAATATTTCTATCACAGACCACGGTTAAATGAAGCCTTTGGAAGAACTGTAATAGAAGCGTATCTCTGCGGGTGTAATCTTTTGTTAAACAATAACATAGGTGCTATCTCTTGGGATTGGGATTTCAGCAACTATGAAGAAGTCAAAAAAGCAGTACAATCTCAAAATAAATTTTGGAAAGTAGTTGAAAATGAAATACAAACAATCGGGAATATGGAGTGAACTCATACCTAGTTTGAGTTTTAGGAGAAACTGGCATACAGAAGAAGATAGCAAGATCCTTTGCAAATATGCCGATATGATGACCCCGGAACAAACAATCTTGGAAATAGGAAGTGCTGAGGGTCAATCTGGAATCACAATGCTATTGGCTTCTGAAAGTCTTTTGCAAATAATCGAACCTGTTGTAACTACAAACTTGATTAACAATATCAAATGTATGGATCTCACAGATAGAGTAGTGATTTTGCCTACAACTTCCGAGAGGGCAAGATTGGCATTGGGGAATGTAGGTCTTTTGTTTATAGATGGAGAACATACCTACAAAATGGTAAAGCATGATTTGGAGAAGTTCTCGAAAGCAAATCCAAGATTCATAATCCTACATGACACCGACAAACCAGAACTTGCACAAGCCGTCAAAGAATTTGTTGAACAAGGTGCTTATCTATATGAGGAATCTGGTGCAAATATAACTGTATTATCTAAATTAGAACAGTAGAAAAATGGCAGAATATAAAGGACATACCAACAGTCAAAAGATCGCTTTCATTACCGGGATAACTGGGCAGGATTCTGCCTACCTGGCGAAATTCCTAGTAGATAAAGGCTATCGAGTAATCGGTGGAGCTAGGAGATCGTCTGAAAGAGAGTTTTGGAGATTAAAAAGATTGAATATACTTGATAAAATAGAAATCGTTGAATTCGATTTGACTGATTACCATAATATGGTTGATGTAATAAGGAATTTCCAACCTCATGAATTCTATAACCTCGCAGCTCAAAGTTTTGTTGGGACTTCATTCAAACAACCGATTTCTACATTACAAGTCAATGGAATTGCCGTTTGCCAAATTATAGAGATACTTTCCACTTACAGTAAGCATACAAGATTCTATCAAGCATCTACGAGCGAGATGTTCGGTGATACAACAGAAACTCCTCAAACAGAATTAACACGATTTAATCCTGCAAGTCCATACGGGATTGCAAAACTCATGGCACACAACTTCGTAGAAATGTATCGAAAAGCTTATGGTTTCTTTGGGTGTTGCGGGATTTTGTTTAATCATGAATCCTCTTTGAGAGGAGATGAATTTGTAACAAAGAAAATAACCAACTATGTGAGATCCTACAACCAACACCTGCTTGAAGAAGATGGAAAAGAACCAATTCCACTACAACTGGGTAATCTTTATTCTAAGAGGGATTGGGGCTTCTCTGGCGACTATGTAAAAGCCATGTGGAAGATGTTACAGTCGGAATACCCGGGGACTTTTGTAATCTCATCTGGTAGCACTCATAGTATCAAAGATTTTGTAGAAATGGCGTTCAACAGAATAGGGGTAAAACTCTTCTGGGACGGCGAGGGCGACAAAGAATATGCAGTAAATACAGCAAATCACGAAGTTGTTGTTGAGGTGAATCCAGAGTTCTACAGACCTAATGAGGTTTCTCTGTTGGTAGGTGGTAGCCAACTTGCGAATGTATTTTTAGACTGGAAACCTAAATACTCACTCGAGAAGCTTGTAGAGATCATGGTAGATGATAAGCTGTTCTAAAAATGATATAATTGATTAAGATAAATTAAATATTTACAGTTATGGCATTAACAACAACATTCGTATTACAAGGTGCGACCCCTACGACAATAGAGGCGACAGATTACTTAGCTTTTTCTGACGGAACATTCGGAAATCCAATAACAGTGGGAGCTTTCAACGGTGGAACTCATGTAAGAAGTTCTGTAGGTGCTGATGATTCAGTTTCCAATACTCCGAACAATAACAAATACATAGCAAGTGGTACAGCAGATTGGGGAGATGGAACTGAGAATCTAACTGCAATCACTGATGCGGAATGTGCTTTGAAAGTTACAGTTGCTTATGATACAAACATCACAGTTACAGATATCACAATGTATGCCTATGATGGTACTACGACTACAAATGCTCCAACAGGGACAGATGTCTATTTGGCAGAACAAGGGGACGCAGCTTGGACAAATGCAGATGGAAGTGCAGCAGCTCTAGGGATTACAGATTCAACAACTCCTGCAACCTCTCACGACTTCTTCATTGCTATTTCTGTAAGTCCTTCTACAGTTGGTGTAAAGAGTGCTAACAAGTTGAGAATCGAGTTTACATACCAGTAGAAATTAGTTAGAATATGAATGCGACGGTAAGGCTAGAGGAGAGGTGATTCTCTCTTCCGGAAACATAGCAGTTGCACGCTGTAAACCTTACCCGAACCATAAATAATTTTAGTAAAGAACACCTCAAAAAGGGGTTGTAATACTATGGAAATACCAGAAAGCAAAATTCAATTCGTTTGTGGTTTATCTAATGGCGAAAGTTTTGTTGAAGGGCGAGGAAAACTTGCTCGTGTTCCCGGCGAAGATTCTCCATGGCATAAACTACAGAATTATCTTAAAGACAATAACCTAACGATCAACTCATTTAATTTGTGGGTAGGTGATAGGCATTATAATCTCCCCAGTGTCAATCCAAAATTCAAAGGTCTAGTTCCAAAGGCATACAACTGCTTTAGGAAAATGGCTTATGATGCGATGGCTGGTGGAAATGAGAATGTTGAACACTATATTTGTGCAGAGGCTATCTATGAGGATTACAAAGTCCAACTATGGGTCAGTGAAATAGACCCTGACAAATGTTGGGTTAATGTGGTGGAGAACGAACATGGAAAGAAATAGCAAAGGACAATTTGTAAAGGGTCATAAGGGAATAGTGTTTAGTCATACCGACATAGCCAGAGAAAAAATATCTAAGGCAACGGAGGTTGTTTCTCCTCCACCACCTAGCCCATTTTTACCTTAATTAAAAACCCTAGAAATGATTGAGAGAAAAAGCAACATACAAAGCAACGAGAATACGGAGAATGAAATTATAAGACTTCTGAACGAAACTGTCTGGGTTCGACTTGGGATTTCCCATGTTCATGGTGTTGGCGTTATAGCAATTAGGGATATTCCGAAAGAAACAGAAGTAAACCTTTACGCATACTGTGGTGATGTGCTAACCCTCTCTTGTAAGTCTTTTGACAGGCTAGATGGTTCAATACAAAAACTACTTCTTGATAGAGGTCCATTTTACGGTGATACTATTCGCTTTGTACACCCCAACAACAATTCAAGGCTAGAGTTGTTTTTTAACCATTCTTTTAATCCTAATGTTTTGTATGGAGAATATATTACAACAAGGGATATTAGGGAGGGAGAGGAGCTTTTTACTGATTACACCTCTATAAAAATGGGGGATAGGAATAAGAAATATTTTGCTAACTTCTTACCGTATAAAGAAAATGGCTAACACCCCAACAAACTCTCCCTCGTCAATAGTAGATAACAACGCAGTTGGTACGGTTGTGTGGAATAACCCTTCCAACGCAGGTGCAGATGACAGTTCTTATGCAATAAGTGCTTCTACGCTTACAGACCCTTTTACGGGGATTGAGGACAACAGCGTACTTATAGTAAAAGCAGATGGGACTCTTGGTAGTAAAGACCTTTTCAGTTTTATCCCTTGGTCTTCAACAGAAGCGTACACGACTTATGGTTCGGACTCCGAGCTGTGGGGGGGGACATGGACAGCAGAGCAGATAAACGACTCCGACTTTGGTGTTGTAATAGGTGCAAAAGGAACAGCAAATACTCACTATCTCAAAGCTACTGGTTTTGGGTTTTCTGTCCCAACTGGAGCTACAATAGATGGAATAAAGGTTGAAATTAAAAAAGTTATAGCAACCTCGTGTTTTTGCTTTGGGACGAAAATAAGCGCCTTAGGTGGTACTGTGAATATTGAAGATATCTCTGTTGGGGATAAAATACTTTCTCTTAATAATGATGGGAAAGTTGTTTTAGGAGAGGTTTCTGGTGTCATGAGGTATGGAGATGAAGAAAGGACTATCTATAATATATATAGAGAGGGTTCAAAAAGACCAATAAGGGCTACTGGAAACCATAGAATATTTGCAAATGGTGAATACAAACTAGTAGAAAAGATTGCTACTGGAGATATCTTACTGGACAAGTTTGGTCATAGCATGAGGGTATTAAAGGTTGTTCCTAGCAAGAGTTTCGAGCCAGTTATAGATATTTCTATTAAAGACAGTCCAACTTTTTTTGCAGAAGGGGTTGTTGTACACAACTTTTCCCCTCCCTCCTATTATGCAAAAGTAAATCATATAAGAATAACAGTATATTACACAGAGAGTAGTGGAACAGATGCCGATAGTGAGAGAAGTCTTTATATTCAAGGTAGTGCGTCTGATAATGGTGAAAGAGGTTTTTATATAGACGCTTACAGTACAGATAGTGAAGATATGGGTCTTTATGTTGTTGGTAAGGTGGCAGGATCTTCAGAGGTTGGTTTATACATATGGGGTAGTGTTGATACAAGTTCCGATCTTGGCTTGTACATGATAGGCTATGCGAGTTCTTCTGAAGACCGGGGTTTATACCTTGGTGGCTACTCTAATGGGTCTGAAGAAGTAGGAATATATCTATCAGGGATTGATTACTCAAGTCCCGAAGTAAATTTATACATTCAAGGAAAGAACAGTTCTGAGAAAGAAACCCCTATGTATCTACAGGGGAGAGTTATTGTTAGCTCGGAATATACAATCTATCTACAAGGTAAGATTATAGCAAACGCAGAATCCAGTTTGTATCTATCCGGTATTGAAACTACGCAATCTGATTCTAAGCTATATCTACAGGGAAAAGATAGTTCATTTGGAAGTATAGGTATACACAGTCATGGAAAAACAAATGAGTTCTCAGAAAGCAATATTTGGATTTATGGAAAAACCTTCTCAGAGGATGAGAAGTCAATATACCTAGATGGAATAGATACAAGCTTTCCAGAACTTTCAATCTACTCACAAGGTACTGACGATTCTAATTCTGAATCAAACCTATATTTAGAGGGTAAATCCGTAGTCGGAGAAACAGGTCTTTGGCTAGATGCTGAAATGGGAGTAGATCTTGGTTTGTGGTTACATGGAGCCGGTGGGGATATGGGAGAAATCAACCTATGGTTAAACGGAATAAGTACAGAGGATTCAGAAATATCTCTTTATCTTAGAGGAGGATTCATCGGGAATGAGGATCTTAATATCTATCTTGATGGAATATCCAATGATTCTGGCGAAAGGGATTTATTCCTTTCTGGAAAAGCAGTAAGTTCGGGAGATAGATTGCTCTATTTGCAGGGTAAAACCTCTGGAGAAGATGAAACAAATCTTTGGGTTCATGGTAGAAAAACAACCGAAGCCGAGTTCGGTATCTATACTGAGGGTAAACCAGTGGTATCTGAGATGACCATGATGGTCTACGGCTACGATACCGGGAGTTCTGACAGGAATATATCTGTCGCAGGTTTCGACACTTCTACGAGCATCAGAGGGCTTCAAGTGGGTGGTAAAGAAAACGACAATTCAGAGATTGGTCTTTGGGTCGAGGGTTCTCAAGAAGAGAATGTTGAAGTAAAACTCTGGACAAATGCAAAACAAAGCACGACTAAGGAGATAAATCTATATTTACAGGGAAAGGATAGTGTCGAAGAAGAGAGAAGTCTATACCTACATGGTGCTGATACGGAGGAGCAATCAAGAAACTTATATCTGCATGGGAAAGCGTTTATATTCAGTGATAAGACGATTTATTCGCAAGGTAGAATCTCTACAAACAAGCAAGTCGGGTTGTATGTAAGTGGGGGAACTTTTGCCGAAACCAAGATCTATTTAATCGGTAAACGAGGACGATGGTTCAACAAAGTTCCGACAGTCTGGCAAGAAAGCAACAAGGAAAAATGGTATAATAAAGTAATTAAAAAATATCAGGTTAATGTGAAGAAACCTGCCTGTTAAATTGATTTTTCAATATTATGGCTATAGAAACCAAAAGAGGGTATATAACAAAAGAAGAAGTCGAGGCGTATTGTGATATCGCAATCACAGATGAAGCCGAGAGCATTGAGAGGTTAAACATGGCAGAGGAAATAGTCGATGACTATGTGGGATTCCAAAACAAATTCTTCAAAGATAGGAGAGTAGGAACTGCTACTAGTGGAACAACTACAACTCTTGTCGATACCAATCCCGGATCTACAATAAACAGTATAACCGAGAATATCTTGTCCTATTGTATTCTTCAGATAATCGGGGGTACAAACGCCGGAGAATCAAGAATAATTAAGACTAATACAACTACGGGAACAATCACAATCGAAACCCCTTTCACAAACGCAATCGATTCAACTTCTGTATATAGAATCTCTCAATTATCAAAATTCCCTAGAAGTAGAGATTATGAAATCATTAACAATATCTATTACAAGTTTGTTCCTGATCAAGTAAAAAGGGCTTGTCTTGCTCAAATGGAATACATGATTGAAATGGGAGATGACTTCTTTGTGAGTGAAGTTGATAAAAAGTCCTCTAATGTCGATGGATATAGCTATGCAATGCAAGATGAGGTTAGAAGAATGATAGCACCAAAGGCAAAAGAATATCTAAGAGGGTTTGTTGTTCGCAGAGGTAATTTGATTGTCTAAAAATATGGTCTACAATGATTGCGTTACAATCTATCCGGAAAGTACCCGAGATGCCTTTGGGCAACAGGTTTGGGCTTCTGGCGTTGAGATGAAAGCAAGGACAATGGAGGAGAATAGGCAAGTATTGTCTTTGAAAAACGAGATTACTCAAAGCGATCTTACCGTTCATATTCCTATTGCTTACTCACAGTATGGGGTCGTTGGGGAAAAGCTAGTACACAATGGAATCAATTATATCGTATTAAAAGCAAAATTGCCTAAGAATGAAGTTGGTCATGTTGTTGATGTAAATTTACTCTGTAAAAGAAATGGGTAATTCACAAACAGAATGGGATTTCAGCAGTTTGAAAAGAGGAACTGCCGAAGCAAAAAAGAAGATGAGAGAAGCAGTTGCTAAGGGATTATGGGAGGGTATGCAGATCCTCGGAAATGAATCATACCGACAATGCCCTTTTGATGAAGGAGATTTGAGTAGTACACAAGAAATCAAAAAAACTGATAAAGACGGTTTCGAATACGAGATAGCATATCGCAAACCATACGCAGCCCGAATGCATGAACACCCGGAATACAAATTCAAAAATGGAAGAAAAGCAAAATACCTCGAAGATCCTATTAAACAAAATTCGGGGAAATGGCAAGATAGAATAGGAGATAATATTAAAGTAACATTCTCAATATGAATATGCCGGCATATGAGTTCGCACAATATTTGGTAGCTCAAGGATATGGTACTTTAGGTAGTACCGTTCTTGTTGATGCTTCACCCGATGAGGTAGCAGATATAATAAGCGTTCTTACCACGGGAGGAATGAAACCGAGTATCTATCTTCCTAACGCTTTGCCTACCGTAGAGATTCTTGCTCGGGGGTTAGATGCCTTAGTAACATTCAACAAAATATCTGCTATCGCAAAACTACTAGATCAGAAAATGAACTCAACTTTAATCACTGGTGGTAACTATTACTACTCTATCAACTTAATGGGAGAAATCAACAATCTTGGTCGTGATGACAAAGGGAGAATTGAATATTCTATCAACTTAGAAACTAAAATTAGAGAAAGATAGCGAAAAATGATAAAATATAAGGGTGAAGTCTACAGGGAGTTAAGGTGTCCAAATTGTAGAGCTTTGCTTTTGGAGGAATATGTCTTCTCCGGAAGACTAAGAATAAAATGTGGAAGATGTAAGGAAATCACCACAATAAAATTCAAGTCCCCAAAACAAGTTGTGCTAGAAGCACAAAGTTAAGTTTTAATTACAAAGAGAATGGCAGATGTAACAAAAGTCACGCTAGGCGTATGTTCTGTTGTCTTCAACAATGTAGACCTTGGTCATACACTTGGTGGAGTAACGGTATCATATGAACCAACATACCACGACAGGGTTGTCGATAAGTATGGAGCAACGATTGTAGATAAAATCCTCATGGGTGAGAAATTGACAGCTAAGGTTCCTCTTGCAGAAACCACTCTTCCCAATCTTCAGATAGCGATTCCTGAGGGAACCACGGTAAGCGATAGACTTACATTGGGATCTTCTGTTGGTGATGCATTATCTGATGAGGCAAAAGTATTGGTACTACACCCTATCGCTAATGAGGCAAGTAACAGAGATGATGATGTTGTAATTCATAAAGCAGTATCTAGTGG